ATATTATAAAGATAATTATCAAGATTTTATTAAATACATAAATGAAGATTATCAATTTGAAAACATGTATGCAATAATTAGAAGAGTAGAAATAATTGGAAAAATTAACGATAATAGCATATTTTATACACTTGGTAAAAGATTACAAAATTCTATATGTCGTTGTAATGAAGAAATATTAGAAAAATATATATATAATTAAAAAATATCTTTTTCTAATATTTTATCTTTATAATATAATATGAATAATCCAGATACTGATATATTTAAAATAGATAGAGAAAATGATATTGAAGAATTTAGTAGATATCGTGAAAAAGGAATTTCAAGTATAAATAATATTAGTAAGAGTAAGATTCCATCTAGACTTGGAAGAGACAAAGTAGTAGCAGGTAATTATAGATTAAGTGGAACGCCTAAACAGTTTATTAAAAATTCTAAACTAAAATTTAATAAATATCCACAAAGAAGACCTAACGGCCATAATTTTCCAAAATTAGACAATTTAATAATTGACAGACCACAATATAGAAGATATTTTTCATATCCATATTATTATGATTATTATTACGATTCATATTACATAAATCAAAATTTAGATAATTTACCAGTTATAAATTCAGTAAATTATTATATTCCATATGATTATATACCAGCTGAAAGATATTATAAAGGTGAAATAAGACAAAAATTTGCTGGTGAAAAGGATGAGAATGATATAATAGAGGCTGAAGAATTTTTTGATATTGAAAATGCTAGTGAATTAGAAAATTTTAAAACACATACTAAACAAAATAATTTCCCTTTTTTTATTGTTTTATGTGTTGTAGTAGTAATTATGTTTATTATTCAACCAAAATCAAAGTAATATATTTGTAAAATTTTTTATTGGTAGTTGGTTATAATAAAAAAATAAAATATTAGTAAAATATTATTATGAAAAAAACAGTTACATTTTTTTGCTCTGGAAAAACAAACCTTAAAGAAGAATATAATTTAAATATAGCTAATTTAATAAAAAAAATAGATATAGATAAAATTTCAATAGCTTATGGTGGAGGTAGAGTTGGTTTAATGGGAGTAGTAAGAGATACATTCTTATCTATTAATGGAACTATTATATCAAGTAATATGAGAATATTTAAAGAAGAAGGTATTGAAGATGATTATTTATTTGACAATATAGATCAAAGACAAAAGAAACTTGTTGAATTAGGAGATGCGTATGTTGTATTACCAGGAGGTTTTGGAACATTATACGAATTATTAGAAGTTATAACTAAAAATCAGATAGGTGAAGCATCAAAATCTATTTTAATATATAATTACAATAATGTATATGATAATTTTATATTATTAGTTGAAAAATTAATGGAAGAAAGATTTATTAAACATAATTTTACTAATTATAAGATTGAAGTATTTACTAATTATGATGATTTAGCTGAGAGAATAAATAATTTATAGACCACCATATAAAATATATTTTATATATTATATTTTATATAATAAATGCCACATACAAATATAGAAAAAGTTATAAAAGCAATTAAAAAAAATGAACCTTTATTAATTAAAAATTTTGTAGATGATATTTATAAAGGTGAAATTAGACAGTTAATCAGCGAATTAAATAAGTATAATAATTTAGAATATAATCCATTAATTAAAAGTTATTATAAATCTTTAGACAATTATTCTTTTTATAAACAAACAAAAAAAGAATTATTAAAAGAAAAGAATTTTGTTTGTGATCCACAATCAAGAATATGGAAACATAAAAAAGATAATTTAACCAAATTTCATTATGATGGTAATGGTATAAATGTAGTTAATATATGTTTAAAAGGTAGTAAAAAGTTTATATTAACACCGCCAAGTTCTCAAACTAATATGCCTTTTATAAATCTTAGTTTATATAATACAAGTAAAAAAGAAGAAGTAAAAGAATTTATAGTAGAAAAATATGATTTATTTTTAATACCATCGTTTTGGTATCATGAAGTTTTAACATTAGAAGATAATACAACAACAGTTAATTTATGTATTACTGATAAAAAATGTGATATTGATAATAATAACTTGATGAAATACAGATTTCACTCTTTATTTAGAACAGCAATGATAAATGAACCTATTATAAAAGTAGCAAAAAATAAAAAAATAACTGTTTTTAATTTTTCTAAAGAATATTTGAAAGAATCTATGTTATTAATTATGTTTATAAGTCTTTGTTTAATATTACAACAAAAAACTAAAATAAACTTTAATAATATTTTTCTTATTTTATTAAGAATTATAACCTATTTTAAAGGTAAAGAATCATTAGGTATGTTAAATGTATTTTCATACAATTATTCATTCTTGTATATGTTATTAAGAAAAGTCTCAAATGCTGTATTACACTAAATAAAAATATACACCAGACAAATATTTTTTTAATTATATATGTTATATGAATTTTATATATAATCGTCGGTTAGATTTTCACTTTATATTAAATGATAAAGTGGATAAAGACAAGTTGTTTAAATCAATAAATGTGTTAAATAAAAAGAATAAAATAATAAAATTAGCAAAAGCCAATATAACACAATCATGTACGAATAAAAAGATATACATCATTATAGAAGATAATAATTTTATTGTAAATTTCAGTCATTTATTTTACGATGCATACAGTATAAATTTAGTATTACAAAAGATAGATGAAATATATAAAATGGGAGGTATATGTAAAGGTGAAATTAAGAATTATAAATTTAAATTTTATGATTTAGATGTTAGTTTAATAAATTATTTGTTTAACAATGTTAAAATCTTGTATAGAGCAGATTACAAAAATGTATATAATCTGCTAGTAAAGAAGAATAAAAAAACGATAAAAATATTAAAAAGTAATTTTAAAACTTTAACAACAAGTGAAATTATATATTATATAAATAAAAAACTAAATATACAAGAATATTGTCTCGTTGTAAATGCTAGGAAAATATTTGCTGAATATGAAAATTGTTTAGGAAATTTAGTTTATGTATCTAATGTTATAAATAAAGAAGATGAAATAAGAACTATTCTAGAAAAAGATATTAATACTAGTTTAGAAAAGTTATTAAATACCATTCCTAAAACACTAATGATTAATTCATATTTAAGTTTTCTTTTGCCATCTTTTATTAAAAGTTTTACAATGGATATAACTTCATTTGGTAATTTAATATTTATTTATCCACTTAATATGGATGAAAAATATATTGTATTTGATTATTATTGTTGAAATATTTCAAAATTACTTATATAACAGTAAATTTGCCAAAAATACTTATATAACAGTATTTTTGAAAAAAATAATTAGTCTGTATATTAACTTTATATTTTTTTTATGAATTTTACATTTTTTTAAAAAATTTGTGTGTGTTGGACTGCAAAAAAACCTTCCAAAAAATCAAAAAATTTTTTTTTTACTTTTTATAAAATTACAAAAAAATCATATCAATATTTTATTTTTTTAGTGGTTAAATTATATGGAAATAATTTATCCTTCAACAAGTTTATATAAAAATAATTTATTTTTATCTATAGAAGAAACGTCTGTAGAACCAATTATAAATATAGATTATGGCCTAAAGAGTTTTTATACATTATTGATGTTTGATCCGGATGCTGTAGGAGGAAATAAAATACATTGGTTGATAGTAAATATAACTAATAATGATATTACAATTGGAAATACAATTGTAAATTACAAAGGACCAAAACCTCCAAAAGATTCTGGAAAACACCATTATGTTTTTAGTTTATTTAGACAATATAAAATAATAGAGCCAGAGAATATTGTAGTAGAATCTAGATTTATTGAACTAGAAAGATTATTTAGTATGTTAAAAACGAATAATAATTATTTTACATTAGAAAATATAAAATATTTTGTGAGTAAAAATAGTAATAAAAATTGATTAAAATAATGAATAATAATAATATATATTTATGAAACAAAAAAATAAAAATATAGTAATTAATGAATTAAAAAAAGAAGATATAGAAACAGATAAAGAAAATTACAAAGAAATAAAAACAGATAAAGGAAATGATAAAGAAATAAAAACAGATAAAGGAAATGATAAAGAAATAAAAACAGATAAAGGAAATGATAAAGAAATAGAAAAAGATAATAAATCTATTAAACAAAAATTAGGTCAATTTTATACAACTAATTATAAATATATTTTAACAGATTTAGAGGTTCCTAAAAATGTAAAAAAAATAATAGAACCTTTTTGTGGTAATGGTGATTTATTAAATTTTATTGATAAAAAAAAATATATTTGTGAGTGTTATGACATAGACCCAAAACATAAATATATAAGTAAAAGAGATACAATTAAGAATCCACCAAAATATTCAAATAGTTTCATAATAACAAATCCTCCTTATTTATCAAGAAATAAATCAAAACAAAAAGAATTATTTGATGATAATGATGTTAATGATTTATACAAATGTCATATAAAAAATTTATTAGACAATAATCCTATTGGAGGTATAATAATTATTCCTCTTAATTTTTTTTGTTCAATAAGAAACATGGATATAGAATTAAGAAAAAAATTTCTTAATACTTACATTATAAAAAAATTAAATATTTTTGAAGAAAAAGTTTTTGATGATACAACATATACAGTTTGTTCTTTTCAATATGAATATAAACCAAATTCAAATCAATCAATACCAATAACAATTTATCCAAGTAAGAAAAAATTAAATTTTTTACTCAATGAAGATAATAACTATACAATTGGTGGTGAAATTTATAACATTTCTAATAATGAAGATTATAAGATAAGTAGATTATTAGAAAAAGAAGAGTCTAATACAAATTTATTGTTGAAAGCAATAGACGATAATGAAAATTCTAAGATTAAATTAGAATATGTTTCAAATGAAAAAATTTATTATGGTAAAATATCATCAAGAACTTATGCCACGTTAACAATTACACCATCAATAAGTGAGGATATTCAAAAAAAAATAGCAATTGATTTCAATAATTATTTAGATGATAAAAGAGATAAATATAATTCATTATTTTTAACTAATTTTAGAGAAAGTAAAAAAATAGCTAGAAAGAGAATTTCATTTGATTTGGCATATAAAATAGTTGGTATGTTATTACAAAAATATTCTATAAAATAGATTCATTATTTATAATTTTTATTATTTATAATTTTTATTAAACCAATCTAAAAAGTGATTTTTGAAATTTTTACTATCAGTTAAAATTATATTATTATTTATATATTTATTTTTTATATCAGTAAAAAGTTTAGATTTATTTTGACTATCATATAGCACTAAATAAACTTTTTTTATGGTATCATTTTTTATTTGTATTACAGACCAATCTAAAAATTGTATTATTTCATGGAGAACATTATCTTGATGTCCTCCTCCACCAACTGAAACTTTTGCCATAATATATCCAATTTCTTGTGTTTTATGTGATATTGTAAAATCAATAGATTTTAATTCATTTGTATTAGTATTTTCTTTATTATTTACTAAACCACCTGTTTTACATGGTTTTTGTTTTCCATCTTTTTTTATAATAATATCATAATCTTGTAATTTATTTATAGTTTCTAATTGGAATTCTTCATCAAAACTTCCTTGTCTTGATGAATTTTTTGCTATATATAATGAAGCAATTTTCATTATAATTTCTTCATGATTACTTTTATCTTTTACTAATTCGTCTAAAGTTTTATAATTAGTATATTTTAGTAATCTATTTAATGCTTGTTTATTTATATGATTTTCATTAGGATTTTTACTATTTTCTTTAACAGCATCAAATGCTAATTTATTATTTTTTATTTGTCTATCATTTCGTAGTTCTATAACTTTTTTAATTGTTTCAGTATTAGTTGTCATAATATAATATATAATATTTATATATTATACTTCAATTTTTTATAAATAAAAATTGAAAATATAAATATATGTTAAAAATTAACCAGATGACATTAGTTTTGACAAGCAAATTGTCTACTTACGGTCCTCTTCGCAGAACACTACAACATCCAAATACTGAAGGTAAAATTAAAAAAGCATTGGCAGAATTTTTTGGTGCTTCATTAGAAAATATATTTATTACACTAGTAGATAGGAACTTAACCATTAGAATATTAGAAATTTCGTCAATAGATGAGATTAGATACACTCTGCGAATATCTGTAAATTTATTTGTATCAATATGCAAACATCATAAATCTCATTCAGCCAGTGAAATCTGCTGTATTTATCTAAATGCTAGAATAGAACAACCTGTTGAATCGGCAAGCGGTGGTTGTTCTGCTGAACCAACTAGACAAGAACCTGAAAGGGCTGCTATTGAATTAGAAAAACCGGCACTAGAGCCATTTGTTCCGATTAGACAAGAACAGGATTTAAGAACTATACAAAGTTCATTGCGAATAGAAATACCAAATGGTCCATCTGTATCATTTGGTGTAAATGTAAATATGGTAATTTATCCGCATGTTGCAGAGCCAGAAGATTTTCAACACACTGTATCTAGATGTCGTATCAACGATGAGAGGATATTAAATAGTCCTTCTAAAAGACAACGAACAGAAGAGCAGGAGATGCTTGTTTTATTGCCACATGCGGATGAAATAACTTTAGAAATGTTAAGAAGATCATGTTTAGAAACTAGAGAGATAAGTAGAGAAATACTATCATTTTTAGAAATATTAAGAGGTGGTTTAATTAAATTTTCAAGACATACGAATCCAATACAGTTTATGTTTAGTGATTTTAAGGTGTCTTATGTCTCAACAACGATATTAGAATGTATTCATTGGAGCACAGATATATCCTATGAAACATATAGAAGAAGTGCTGAGTTTATAGCAGAAGTGGTAGCTTTTACGACAACAATATTAAATCAATATTTGTAAGAGATATGAATATTAAATTTTTTTATTAAAGTAATATATATATATGATAAATATAAATGAATTATTACTAATAATAATTTTTATAATAATATTTTTAATAATTTTATATAATAAAAAACCGAATACTTATTTTAGTAAAATAGAGTTAAAAAAATCACCTATAGCTGGATTAGGAGTATTTGCTAAAAGTGATTTTGAAGTTGGCGATATAATAGAAATAGCACCTATTATAAAAGTAAAAAGGGAAGATATAGGAGGTATAATAAACGATTATATTTTTACTGTGCCAGATGAGGGTATGACGAGTATTGCCTTAGGTTGGGTTAGTTTATATAATCATTCTGATGATAATAATGCTACATGGCGAGTAGATGGAGATAGTATAATTATTATTTGTATTAAAGATATAAAAAAAGGTGAAGAAATATTTGTATCATATGGTGAGGATTATTGGAATACTAGAAATAATTTAATAAAAAAATAAAAAATATGTGAATAATAAATATATATGAATGATGTTAATTTAGTATTAATAATATTATTTATAATTTTAATTATTTTATTAATAAATTTACTTAGCGGTGATACTATTAATAATTATATAAAAGTTAAAAAATCACCTATAAGTGGTTATGGTGTATATGCCAAAAAAAATTTTTCTACTGATGAAATAATAGAAGTAGCTCCATTATTAAAAGAACATGAAGATAATTTGAAAGGAAAAATAAGTGATTATCTTTTTACCATATCAGATGAAGAATCTGAAAAAGGTAATTATGCTGTAGCTCTTGGATATTGTAGTTTATATAATCATTCAGATAATAATAATGCTCGTTATAAAGTAGATGGAAATAATTTAATTATTAGAGCTATAAAACCAATTAAAAAAGGTGAAGAAATATTTGTTAATTATGGTGAAGGTTGGTGGACTTCACGAGAAGGAAGTATAGAAAAATTATAGATAATCTTCAACACTGTAGACTAATTTAAGATTATTTTTATCTGTAAGACTCTTAAACCTGTTTATAGCATATTTTTGTAGCCATTTAGTAAAGATAGAATCACAAGATTGTATTTTTACGTCATTATGAAGATCAGGTATTTCTTTACTTTTGCCTCTTAAGAAATCTTTTGATTTATCACTAGTAAAACCAAAATAAATTCCTTTAGGATTTGAGGATAAAATATCATCTTTATCTATACCTAATTTACTAAAAGCTGCTTGTAAAATAATAAATTTTTTTGAAAGCTTATAATTATATCCATATTCAAATTTAAGATAATCATTACAAATTTTGGTGACTTCAGGTGGAATATCTTTTACACTATTACCTTTAGTATATCCAATAAATGTTAATTCTTTAAGTTTATCATATTGAATAGATTTACCGTATAAGGATGTAGTTGTAATTCCTAATAATGGTTCATTATATTTATAATAATAATAATCTTGAACTTCTTTAGAAAATGCCAACATAGATAATAATTTACCACCAGTAAAATTAAATCCGAATGGTTGTAAAGGCACACAAGTACTCATATTCATAATATATTTTAATTTTAAATTTTTTTCTTCAAAAGACCATTGAATATATTCTTCTCTTTTTTCATACGAATAAGCATCACTGCTTAAACTAATAATACCTAAATATTTATTAGAATTGGTATCTTTTACAAGAATATAAATTTGTCTTCCAATTAAACGACCACCATCAATTTTTTTTAAACTAGAAACATTTTTTCTATAATAGTTCCATATATCTAATTGTTTATCATCTTCTACAAATTCTAATTTAATTTTTATATTGGCAATATCTTCAAAGTTTATTGAATTAAATTGTAAATCTTGATAATATTTATCATCTTTAAAGAATTTTTCATGAGGTGAAGATTTATCTTTTTTACTTTTTTTACAAATATCCATTATTTTATCTTGTATAGTAGCAAAATCTTCATCTTTATCAGCTTCTTTTAATACTGAATATTTATAAATTTTAAGTAGATGATGAAAAAATTCTTCTGTAGATAAAATATTTTTCATTACATTACAACTGAAACAACAAGGTACTATATTTCCATAAATATATCCAATTTTAGAATTTATTCTATCAATACCTCTACAACCATTTACAAAAGAATTTTTACAATAATTACAATTTTGTTGAATAATTTCATTATAAGTTTTTTTTGATATTTCACAATTTAATTTTCTTAATTTTGCTTCATAGATGAATTTTGAGTATTTAGCATTTTGAGAACATATAAAATGTTTTAAATGTTTAAAATTTGTTTTTCTATCAATATATCCATTTACGGATAATAAAAATGTAATCATTTCAATAAATTGTTTTGAACTATAAGTATATTTCATTATATTACAAAATTTACAACAACTAACACAATTATCTTTTGAGTAATCTTTATTTGAATCAACTCTATCTATACCATTATATCCTCCTAATTTATTACAATAATGACATTTATTTTGAAAATAAGCTTTCGCATCATCATCAGTTAAATTCCAAGTAATATTTCTAATTTTAGCAGATTTTTTATAATCAAATAATTTACAAACTATAGGATCTTTTGGATTTCTATTTTGTTGTAATTTATTATAAATTTCATAACAATTAAGACATTTATTATTTTTAAGATTATCAGAATCAACTATTTTATTACAATCTTTGCACATTTTATTATCATTATTAAGTTTATTATATTCAAATGCATTTTCTCTTTTACTTCTTTTAAGTTTATTTTCATTAATTTGTTCTTTAATTCTACAATTAGAGCATGATTTTTTTCCTAAATCTATAATTTCAAAACATCCACGTTCCCAATTTTTACACATATTTTGACCTGAATCTATAGTATCTTTATATTTTTTCCAACTTATATGATTATCACAAACAACAGAATTTTCTTTAGCTTGATAAGGACAAGGTGTTCCTTGTTTAGTAATACCAATACATTTAATAATATCTTTTTTATTTTCTATTCTAATTTTTTCAGATCTACCACGACATTTTAGACAAATTTTATAATTATCATCTTCATCATCTTTTTTCTTAAAAGGATTCTTACAACCAGAACAAAATTGTAAATTTATTATATCATCTTTTGTATAAACATCCTCATATATACTATGTCTTTTACAATATAATTTTTCATTTGATAAAGCACGCCAAGAACATGGCTCTTTCTTTTGATTTATCATATAACACATATGAACTTCCTGACGAGCTAATCTTGAAGGTGCTATTTTACGCTGTTTTTTATTTTCTACAGTTTTATTTTCTACAGTTTTATTTTCAACAATTTTATTTTCTACAGTTTTATTTTCAACAATTTTATTTTCTACAGTTTCAACAATTTTATTTTCTATAATATCAATATTTTTATTTTTAAGTACAGTCTTTTTCATTTGTATGTTTATATAGTAATATATAAATAATGACAATATTATCCTAAATCAATTTTTTTAAATATTATAAAATAATAATATTTATACTAAATAAAATGTATATAATAATACTAACACATATTTGAATGTATTATGTATTACGGTTAGTTGCTATAGGCCAACCCACCCATGCCACTCATTATTCTTAACACATTATAATTTGTGTCATAGATATAGCATTCGGTTGATGGTCCAACGACAGAAAGAGGAGGAGGGTTTCTTGAAGGATCAGCATAAGGAGTATCAGTCCATAAGTGGAGGATAAGAGTGGTGTTATCAATTCTTGAAAGATTGCAAGTGCCAGAGGGTTGGTGTTGTTCGGGATGTAAAGCGAAGGAATAAACATTAACACCGTTAGCGGGAGTAGAGCTGTGGTAGTTGTAAGTTTCAATGAGGTTAAAGTAAGCTCCTTCTCTGGTATCAAATCTATCATGACCGTTAAGTTGGATAAGACCAGTCTTGACGGGGTTATATTTGTTATTGATGAGGAGGCCAGTAACAGTTGGTAAGATAGCCCAGATATCCATATCGGAGTATCCGTTTTGGCCGCTGCTAGCAGAGTATCTGTTATCAGTCCAGCTTGCGACGGGAACTGAAACATCTCTAACAGTGATATCTTGTTCTACAGCCTTGACGGAGTAAGTTAAAGTGCCGACTTTGCCAGTGCCATCAGCGGAGATGACATTGTAGTAGACAAGGATAACGAACTTGGTAACATAGTCACCGAGGTTGTAGCTTGGTTTTTGAGGGTTAGTAAGAACATCACGTCTGAATTTGAAGTTAACATTGGCAACATCAGCAGAAGCTCCGTTTGCTTGAGTGTATAATTGTTTAGCATATACGCTAGGAGGCTTGCTGTCATCAACACCTTGACCTGCAACATAAGTAAATACGGAATATTTAGAAGAGTTAGTAGTGTTAGTATTTACAGGGTTAACAGTGTTCCAGTTGTCATAGAGAACTGAAGAGATATTAACTTCTGGGGAAGCATTAGGAGTTGGAACAGGGATAGCTGAAGTATCACCAACAGTGACTGAACCACTGATAACATTGTTAGCAGCATATTGAAGAGCAAGAGCCCAGTCATTAGTGTTAGAATAGCAAAGGAAGGGGGAGTTTCCAGAGATGTAGTCTCCAGATTTGATATCCCAGATAAGTTCCTTAGTTGGGTGATTGAAGCCGAGTTTGACTCTGAGAGGGTTGTTGTTAACAGATTCAACACCAGTGAATTGAAGTTGATTGATAAGGTATTCATGGCCAACTTGAGCGAATCTTCGTCTTTCTTCAGTATCAATGTATACATAATCAACAAGTAAAGACATATCAGCCATAACACCGATACCGTTTCCAAGTCTGGATAAGGAAAGGTTGTTAGAATAGCAGATTAATTCTTGGAAGGGGTTGATTTCAATCCATAATCTGACTTCGTGGTATTGAAGAGCGATTAAAGGAAGAGCTAAACCAGTGTTAGTGTTGCACCAGAAGATAAGAGGAACGAATAAAATGTAGTTTTGAGTAAAGTTTCCTTGAGCATCAGGAGATCTGAGTAAGGTAAGTTCATCAACATTGCCGACAAGAGCATTGTAAGCAGGTTCAGTATTAACATCCTTGGTAAGATCATGCCAAGTGCTCATCCAGTGTCCCCAGTGTTTATCAATTTGAGAACCACCGATTTCAAATTGGATGTTATCAATGAGGAAGTTTCCTACTTCTCTAACCCAAGCAAATAAATACTTGCTTCGTTCAAGTTCAGATTGAGGAACGTTATTCATGGTAACTTGTGCTAATTCAACTCTTAAGTACATCTTGGTTACAAGATCACCATTTCTAGTGATAGTAACAGTGACTCTCTTGCCGAAATCAGCAGTTCCGTTGAGAGTAAGTTCAACAGTTTCTATAGCAAAGTTAGTGTATCTTCTGTATACAACTTTAAAGAAAGTAATTTGAGGATTTCCGGTAAGATAAACATCTTGAGCACCGTAAGCTACTAATTGCATTAAACCACCACCCATGTGTTATTATATATTATAGATTTAGAAAAAAAAAATAAAAAAAATTTATTAATAATAAAAAATGCTTTATATATTTAATAAATTTATAAAATGTTAAAAACAATAAAGAAGACAAATTATGATAAATTTTGTTAAAAATTTAATAAATATAGAAAAAATTAAATTAAAATATAAAAAATTAAATTTAAAGATCTTAGAATTAAATAATTATATATGAATAGTTATCAGTTTAAATTTAAACCTGATAAAATCAAATATCTTACAAACATTAGTACCTTAGATAGTTCACATTCTAAGATAAGTGAAGATATGGTTAAAAAAAGAGAAAATTTACCAAAAAAAGAATTAAAATTAGAAAAACTACAAAAAAAATTAGAAGAATTAAATAAAAATACCGAAGATGATAATTTTACAAATACAAAATCACAATTATTAACAGATATAGATAATTTAGAAACTGAAATTAATGAAATAAAAAATTATGATAAAGAATTAGATTATTATAGTAGAACCTATGAAATTCTTTTTAATTATTATGATATTATTGATGGTAATACTATAATATCAGATAATATTAAATTAGATGATATACAAAATAATAAAAAAGATAATTATTCTGATAGTAATCAAGAAGATAAAATAAATGACAGTTTTTTTCAAGATATAACAGAAAATGATATTTTTAAGAAAGATAAAGTAGATAAATTAGAGATGTTAAATTATTTATCTAAATTAAAAAGAAAAGAAAAAAAAATTACAAGAAAAAGAATTAAAAATATTGAATCATTAGTTAAAGAAAAAAATAATATTTTTGATTATTTAGATTCAACTAAATTAGAATTAAAAGAAGATAATAAAATGGATATAAATGATAATAAAATGAATTTAAATCATAATAAAATAGATATTAATGATAAAACTGATAATAATATAGATTCATTAATTGAAAATACAGTATCCGATACTACTATTGAAAATAAAAAAATAAAATTAGACAGAGCATCATTGTATGATGATTATAAAACTTTATTAGAGGGTTATTTCTCTCAAAAAAAAAATAATAAAGTTTGTATTAATTGTAATATTGATAAAATTTTAATTTATTCTGAAGGTATATATGCCTGTATAAATTGTGGTGATGTAGAGAGATGTATAATTGAAAATGAATCGACTAATTATAAGGATCCAATGATTGAAAAACCAACATTTCCATACAAACGAAAAAATCATTTTTGCGAGTGGATATTATTTATATTCTTAACTGCTCGTAAGAGCATAAATTCCTGTATATGGTAAAAAATTTATGCTAGTATTATTACAGATTATAATGCAACACATTCAAATTGCGGGAAAATCATAATTTCTAATTACCACTCTTAATTAGTGATTTTTAAGAGGAACATGGTTAATTGCCATCCCCAACGGTAAAAAGATTAGAAAAACATGACAATCCGCATCCAAGTTTCAATATTCATATATTGAAAAAGGTTCAGAGACTAGATGGATGTGGGTTTATTATTTTATTTATAGATTTAAAAAAATAAGCTTAAGGTATAGTCCAAAATGGGTTAAGTCAATTTCAAGCGAAAGAATCAACTGAAATTAATAATGAAATTATTGAATTAATAGTTAATGAATTAAAAAAAATGAGAGTTAAAAAAATAGACAAAGTATCATTAACACAATTTAAATCAATATTAAAAAAATTAAAACTGAATGATTATTACGAACATATTCCATATATTAAATCAAAAATTACAAATAAACCAGCTCCTACTATAAGTAGAGAAATTGAAAATGAATTTAAAAAGATGTTTGATTTAATACAGGAACCATTTGAAAAATATTGTCCTAAAACTAGAATTAATTTTCTTAGTTATTCTTATGTTTTACATAAATTCTGTCAATTATTAGAATTAGATGATTATGTCAAATGTTTTCCTCTATTAAAAAGTAGATCAAAGTTAAGATCACAAGATGAAATATGGAAAAAAATATGTAAAGATGTTAAATGGGAATTTTATCCTAGTATTTAGTATTGATTATAATTTTACTAAATATTTTTATTTAATTTATTTTTATTTTTATTATAATAATATATATGGATAATAATTTTGTAAATATGGAAATAGATAATTCTGTAAATATTGATATAGATAATAATTATTTCGTTTTATATAAAACAATTAAATTATTCTTGAATATTATTTTAAATTATTTTTTCATTTCTACTATTCTTAATACTGATTTATCTACATCTGAAAAAGTATTGTTTATTATAACTTTTAATACTATCCTATTTTATATTTTAGATTGTAATTTTCCAGTTTGCAATATCATTCTTACTAAATAAATTATTCTAAAAATCTATTTAAAATTAAAATTATTTTTATTACTATAATAGAAAATATGACTTTGCAAGAAGATTATTTAGATGAAGATAAGGTTATTAAGGGACAACATTTTGTTTGTTTATCTTTTTTAACTCCTCTTTCTTTTCCTGAAGATAAAAGAGAACAATATAAAAATCAAAAAATTCTTGGTTTGAAAGTTAGAGGTGTTTATAAAACATATGAAGAAGCAGATGAGAGAGCTAAGTATTTACAAAAAGTAGATAAATATCATCATGTATTCGTTGGTGAAGTTGGTAAATGGTTACCATTTAATGTAGATACAGCTGAAAATAATGTAGATAATCAAGTATACAGAGAACAAGAATTAAATCAATATATGAAAGCATATAAAGATTCTTTGAGTGAAGAAGAAAAAGCAGAAGCAGAAAGAAAAGAAGGTTTATTACAAGGAGCAAATGTTGTCACAGGAAAACATGATGCACCAGAAATTACAGGATTAGGAACAGGTAAATTAGAAAGTTTCAAGATGCCTGAGCCAATTAAATTGAATACCGAGAGAGTTGTATTAGAGGAAGGTGTAACATTAGAAGAGCAATTAGATAAGATTGAATCATATAAAAAATTATCTAAAGAGGAAACTGAATTAAATGATGTACGGCAACAAAAAGTAGAAATTACCAATAATTTAGAATCAAGTAAATCTACTTTAAAAGAATTAGAACAAAAAATGGATACTATAAGTCAGATTTATAATCAATTACACAATAAATAAAATTCTAATATATAATATATTGATATTATATATGGATATATTAAGAGGATTTTTTTTAATAATGTTAATAATAGGTATAATATTAATTATTGTTTATTATTTTTCAAATAATATAATCGGTAATTGTGAACCACAAATAGTTTATAAATATATACCAAGAACACTTGAAGAAGAAGAAACACAGCCTATTTATGTATCACAAATATTTAAAACTATGTTTACACAACCATCTGTTTGGATTAATTCAATTCAAGATGACTATTTTAGAAAACAAGAAGATATTAATAAATATTTTATTTCACAAGCTTAAGCTTAAATTTTTTTTACTAAATAAATTATAAATATAACTTATTTACTATAATCTAAACAACTACAGCCATTGGTGCTACTAGTCCTCCTAGAGCATCAGTAATTTCTTGTTGCGCTCTAGCAGCATCTTTTACAGCATCTGGTTTCTGCATAAATAGTGCTATATCTTGAGCCACAAATATAGCGTTTGCTCTTGTTTGTTCTGGAGTTAATACAACTGTAGGTGAAACATAAGGCGCAGGTGCTACAGCAGGTGGAAATATTGCTGCTTTTGGAGCATCTGGAGCTGCAGGACCTACTAATCCTTGTGCTATAGTAATAATATGTCTATTATTTAAAAATCTTACAATAGCTAGGGTAGTATCAACACCAAATTTAACAGCATTATTTGCTACAGTATTAATTTCAATCTGTGTAACGTTTGCCAGTTCTAGTGTTGGATCAAATTGATGAGCTACTTTACCCGGCCATGGTTGAATTAATGGTTCAGCTAACAAACCAACTTGTGGCATTAAAGCATGACCTACTAGAGCCATTTTGAATTGGGCATTTTCAAAAGGATCAAAGTAATTAGTAAATGCTGTTGGCAAAAGATCTGTAGCTGTAAATGGTGGAAGATTTAAAGCGTAAGTAAAGAATTCAGCAAATGTATAAACTCCAGATGATACACAACCGTATTGTCCTGCAGTAGGACTAAAGCCATTATTAAAATATGAATTAGGATTATTTTTCATTAAACATAAGATAGTTTCACCAATAACTTTGGAAGGTAAAGAACCTAAGTGTTCTCCATTACCATTAACATGATTATCTTTTAATCCATAATAAAATAATGGTGTAGAATCTCCAAAAACAGTTTCTAAATGATTTAAATCATTAGCAGTAATAACTGGAAAATCCTGAGTTTGAATAATCATATTTCCTTTAGTTCTAGTTAAAATTTCTTCTTCAGGAATTCCAAAAGCTCTGGCTAAATCTTGTCCAGATGGTAAATTAAAAGTCTTTCCTCTTAATAAATTTCTTTCTGCAAGAGATTCTGTATCAGCTACAACAAGTGGAAGATTAAATAATGTTTCATTCATAAATACATCAAATCTTTCAGCAACTTGGAAACCTTTAGAGAAGGGCATCGGGAAAAACATACTCCAATCAATTTTAAAATTAGCAGGTAATGGTTGAAATCCTCTTAAATCAGGATTAGTGATAAGTGGTGCTGGTAGAGTTGGACTAAAAATAGGAAATGTATCAAAATTCTTATTTACATAATAAGCATCTCGAACCATTGAATGACCCATTCTATACAATGCTCCTGCAAATTCAATAGGCATATTTGGATACATTGCTTGAATTTCAGGACTAATAACTGGCATACCATTCACATCAAATAATCTTGAAAAGAATCTTCCAGTAATTGATGCTAAAAAGTCATTTACAACTAACCACTGATAATGATTAGTGACAATCTGTTTTGAAGTATCAATCTTTTGTTGTAGGGTAAAATTAGGATTAGCTAGACTAACATCACCAAATACTCTATTATGATATTTTAAAAATGCTAAATGAAATTCACCAATAATTTGATTTTCTTCATTACGAGGATCAGCAATAATAGCAATACCTGCTGGTGTTCTTGGTAAATCTTCATCACCGTTCGCATTTCTACCTAAATCAAATAGACCAGACGCATTTAAATATTGATTACTAACTCCATAAACATTATCTAAATCAAAAAAACTAGTTCTAGTATTTTTAAGAGTGCCTAAATCAGCAGTGGTTCCTAATTGTGAAGTTTCATCAAAAGTTAAATCATGATCTATAAATTGTCCGAAATAAGTCATACCGGCAGATACTTTGGAACCTTGTGTAGGTGCTCTAGCATTTGGATCAAGCATTGTATTGGCTAATAATGATAAATCAGCATCAGATGGAAGAAATGGTGGTAAATTAGCAAAACATCTATTAAAAAAATTTTGAGGTGGTGCACCGTGGGGAACAGGTAATGGTGTTGTCATTGTATAAATTAATCTAATATATAATTTTTAAATTATTTTATATACCAATTTTTACCAAGCAATACTATCAAACCCCCATTTACTAATACCTTCTATAAATACACCATAAGACATAGCATGAATAATAATTACTATAGATGAATGATAATTTTTAGAAACGAGCATTAGAATTAGAGCTATAAAATAATGATGAAAATGAATATTCCCCCCAGAGTTATAGAATAAATAGAAAGTAATAAAAGTTATAAAAAACTGTGATATAAGAAGTATAGAATTAAGTATAGGATTAGAACTTATAAATAGATAATAAATAGAAAGTAATAGTATAAATCCTAAAATGATAGCAACAAGAATATAATCAAGAGTAGAAACAATATAATTTGGATCTAAAGCAAACGAATTAAGAGCTGGTATATAATCCAAAAATCTAAAAAAAAGTCCAAAAATGAAAGGAATAGTGTAGAATCTAATAAATTTTTGTTTTGTGATATTAGTTAGTATATTTTTAGGAGAATGATAATAAATGAGAGGACTGGATAGGACGTTAAAAAACATATCATATTTTAATATTTTAGTATTAGAGATAGAATTTATAAAGATTCCTCCAATAAAACCGTAGAATAGATATACCCAATACCATTTAAGCATATTATAATAATTATTATTTTTAACACTAATTCTTTTTTCTTGAATTTCATTTTTGATTAGAATTTCTATATCATTAGTAATTTTATTTTCTGTAATATCATCATCAATACGTCCAAAATATTTATTATTTTCTAGTTTATGAATAATATCATTACGATGATTTAATATATATTCAAGAATAGATGCAGTTCTTTTTGAATTATTCATTCTTATTATAATTTATTAAATTATATTTATAAATAATTTAATCTATTTTTTATCATTAATTTTTTCAACCATTAAAGTTTTATCATTTGCAGCTTTTTTACCACACAAATCCATAATATCAAATTTTTTATTCTTTTTTTTCCAAAGAGTATCATAATTATTATTATGATATTCAATAAATTGTTTACAACCTATCATACCAATATTTTGATTTGATGCTTTAAACCAGAAAACTTTATCAGTGAAGCTACTTCTAGCTCCTCTATTTACAATAACCATACAACCAAAATCTTGTGTGACAACATTAAAAACAGTCCTAAAAGAGTCAAATGTAGGAAACATTCCAGCATAGTGATCGAATAATCTTTTTAAATTAGAATAAAAATCTTCAGCTAATAAGAATATATAATCAAAATTACATCTTAATTCTGGTGTAATACCTAAAGGGAATTGCATCGTTAATATATACATTAATCTATAATGCCTACCATTAAATAATAATTCCATAATAGGTTGGTCTTTCATCCATGAACTCTTTTTACTTAAACAATCATCCATTAGTATAAAACCTCTTGGATCTATTATTTTACCATCTTTTGCCTTTTCCTTTTGTTTTTCAATCATAATATCTTGACGATACAACATTCTTTCAATAATTTCACTTTTATATTGATAATGAATATAACTATCTGGAAAAAAATCAGAATAAAAAGGAGGATCGGACATTTTTTCTGTAGGTGCAATTATTAAACCAACAGGTATATCTTTAAAATTTCTTAAAATATCTCTACATACCCAACTTTTACCTGAAGCTCTTTTAGCAATCATAACTATAGCAGGATTTTCTACCATACTATCTAATTTAAATTCTCTAATTTGTAATTTTTTATCACCTCCTATCATAACATCTCTAACACCAGACATAAATTAATTATATAATTAATTTATATTTTTTATTATGCATATTTTCTTTAAAAAGCATTTCCAAATTTAGAACCTATAAATATCTGTGGTTCACTATAGCTATCCATTATATTCATTCTATCTAATCTATTCATTGATACTCTATTATTGGCTATACTATATGAAGGAATATTTTCATCATCACAGTCCCATGTCAAAAATAGATAAACTAATAATGTTCCTATTAAAGCTATTATTAATGGTTTCTTATAATCACTGTCATCACTAAAAATATCTCCGTTTCTAATAATATCCATATTAAAGAAAATATATAATACAGCAAACATTAAAACTAATGTTAAAATAAGTTGATTTTGTAAATCCATTTATATATATATATATAATTATTATAATTTTTTTAATAATTGAATTATATATTTATTTAATTAAACCATCAAAATATCCCTCTTGTTCTGATAATGTGCTACTATAATTTTTATTAATTTTAATATTTTTTTTATTAGTAATCTCTTCTAATTTATCTTTTTTATTTATTCTTAAGGCAGGTGGACTATTAATTATCTTAATCTCGGATTTAGAGGCTTCTTCTTTTCCAGAATCTTCGTCTTCTATACTTGTTTCTGAATCTTCTTTATAACTTGCATCTGAATCTTCTTTAGAACTTACTTCTGAATTCTCTCTAGAACCATTTTCTGTAATTTTTTCTAAAGTATTTCCACCAGCCATAACCATTTCAATTTCTTGATTTTTCTTTTCTAGTCTATCATCTACAGTGCTTGTTATTAATCTTAATCCTGAACCATCAACATTAGATGATAATTGTAATTCTAATACTTTAGATGGTTCTAATTTTTTTTGTTCTAAATTAATAAATTCTTCAACATCATTTGGATCACCTTTATAACTAGAAGAGCTAGGACTATCTTGAACTAATTTATTAACTAATGGTTTATCGCCGTATTTATTTCTATTAATCATTTCATTAACCATTTGTTTAATATCTGCTAGTTTAGTAGATTCTTCTTTCTTCTTTTCAATAGTAAAATTAATTCTCATATATTCTTTAAGAATTTCATTATAAGGTAATGTTTTTCTAATTGAATTATTTATACAATTTTTTATAATTTCATAAATTTTATCTTTTCTATCACTCTTTTTAACAAATACATCAGTATTATCTAAGAAATATTCACTACTTTCTACATAACATCTATGAATAAAATCCTTAATTGATAAAGAATTATAGATATCATTATCTTTGAAGGTTGAATTTTCAATAGTAGGATCATAGGTTAAGAATAAAACATGACTTTTAAAAGTGCATTTAATTAATTCATCAAACCATTCAGAACATTTACTATTTTGTTTAATTTTCTTATATTCATTTTCAATTTCTAAATTATTCAAGGTTGAAATATCTCTCAAACACATTTTAAAAATATTAACAATACCTGGATTATTAATAGATTTATCTCTTTTTCTTCGTTCTTCTAACATATTATACATATTAATTGAATATTCTAACATTTCACACAATCCATGATAGATATTTGGAGTTAAAATTTCACATAAAAAATTAAAAAATTCATTTTTACTTTCTGTTAAATATCTAAAATCCATAATAATATTAATAATTAAATAATAATTAATATTTAAACATATTATTTTTATAAAGAATTTTTATTTTAAATTTCTACAATTAAAACATAAATTCTTATTTATTTTTAAATTATTTATAGCACCACCATTTTGTTGATAATTTAGAGCATTACAATAATGACATACTTTATCATCTAATTGTATTTTATATTGTAAATATTTAGTTTTATATTTTAGATATTTTTGTTTATAAATTTCTTGATCTCCACCTGTTTGCTTAGAAAAGTCTTTATAAGCATTACTAATTAATTTAATAAATTCGGTTGGTTCCGTAGCATGTCCTATTTCAACAGTTTTTGATAATTTATCATTTTTTATTTGTGCTAAAAATACGGTTGGATAACCCTCTACTTTATCAACTAATTCACTATATTTAGTTTCAAAAATACCCTTATCTTGTTCCATATCATATGTTTCAAAATCTACACTTATATTTTTGAATGTTTTATTATTTTTTATTAAATTTTTTGATTCATTGAATACTGGTAAGAAATCTTTACAATGACCGCACCATTCTACTTTAGATAGAATAACTTTGTATTGTTTATTGGAATTCATTTATATATTATATTATATAGTATATATTTTTATAAAAAATAGTTTATTTATTGTTGTCATTGATTATATTATATTATATTATATTTTATTGATATTGTTGATAATAATCATTTTCATTACAATAATCACAATTAGTGAAATTTTCTGTTGGTCTTGATTTTTCAAAAATCCATATTCTAAAAGTAATTAGATAATTTATAACAATAGCTATAACAGCTAAAAATAAGATAGCCCAAATCCAAAATGTGGAGGGAACTGAAAAATTAAAAGTAGTACATTTTGATTGAGTAGAAGTATCAGTTTCAACATTAGCTGTAGACATTTTTATTATATATTTATATAATAAAAATAAATTATTTATAATTTATTCAGTATTATTTCCCCTATTTCCGAAGAATTTAGCTTGGTCTTTAGTCATACAAGTGCAACCATAACCATCTTTAAAGTTCATACCACTATATTGATTAGCAACATATTTTTGTGCGTAATCACAATTATTATCAGTGAGAGGAAAAGGAGGTGCATATTGAGCGGGACAGCAACTTGGGCTAATAGTATTATAGGTTATATCATATTGAGCGGTTTTACCTTCAGGATCCAACATATAAGTTCTTTCAAAATTCTTTCTTAATTGTTGATTATCAGATTGTTCTGTTATTTCATCAACAAGAGGGTTTTTAGCATTTACAGTCCATTTAAAACCTCTTCTATCAAAAACATCGGTTGGACTATTTTCATTTACACCAAAATTGCTATTAGGTCCCATTATTCTACCATCACTTCTGGGATTTAAGGCTGGTTCTTCTAAACCACCATATTCTAATTTATCAGCTATATCATTTTTATTGGTATAGACGAAATTTTGTGTCATAGGTCTATAATCTTCTCTTTTAGGATTAAAAACGCCAGTAAACCATAATATAGCAACACCAAGAATTATTAAAACTAAAAACATTGTGTTATCATTGGCTTTAGGATTAGTATTGGGATAAAATTCAGATTCCATTATTATATAGTATATATAAACAAAATTTTTTTATAATTTATATAATTAATTGTATATAAATCTATTTATAATAAAAAATAATTTATAACCAAGTTAATTTATAATTGGCAGGTAAAAATTTGGAATAATCCATTTAGATTTATAATTATTATTAATTTTTTTAGATTTTACTCTACAAATATAGTCTATAGTTATATCAAATTTTTCTAGAATATTATTGATTTTTTTAATAAATTCTAGATTGGTAGCAATATGATTATAAAAATTATTTTCAGTAAATTTTATTTTATGATATTTATCATGAGATAGTTTATTACATTCCATATAAATATCATTCATTAAATTATCAAAAATATCTTCATCTATAATAATTTTTTTTTCATTAAAGTTTTTTTTTCTAATATTATAAATTCCTTCTGGAGTTATAACAAGCGAACCATTTAATATACCTCTATTATGATGATCTATAAAATGGTAAATATCGTTTAAAGATGGAAATTCATACAATATACCATCATTAACAAATCTAGAAAATAGTTCAGGAGTTTTAGGATGAGTATGAAAAATATAATTAACAGATAATGCTTCTATAGTATTTTGTGGTAAAAAGATAGTAGGATCATCTTTATCAGTTCTATAATTATTTAAAACTACTACTTTATCAACTTTATCGGCATTAAAAATAATAAAACCAGAGTGTTCTGAAAAATTAAATTTGTCTGTATTAAAGATATTTTTATTTTTATTAATAAAAATATTATAACTACCTTCTTCGTAAACACCATCAATAATATTAATATTATTTGAGTGTAATAAAGAAAAAGATAGATTTAGGTTATCAATAATTAATTTGCATAAATTTTCGTATAGAATAGGGTTAATTTTAGAATGAACTATGAATAGATGGTATTGATAACTAGTAAATTTAAATTTATTAAAAATAAATTTTTGATTAAATATCTGATTACATTCATAACAAGTATGAGAATTAAATTTTTTAATTTTAGAATTATTTTTAATATAATTAATTTTATCAAATAAAATAGTATTATAAATATAAATAAAATCAGTCATTAATATTTATAAATTAGAAATTAATAATTTCGGTTATTAAATAAAATTTATTAATACTACTTTCGGAATTATTAACAATCCAAATAGTATTAATATTATTAATCTTTTTATTATTTTGAATTATAGATTTAATCAAATTTTGAAGATCATTCTCATAAATTAATTGATTATTTTGATTAGATAAATATTTTTTATCATTTATGAAGAAATCTCTAATATTTTTTGAAATATTTTTAGAAGTTTCATCAGAGTAAACATTTGAATCATTCCAAATTAGTAAGAATAAATTTTTTGATACATTTTTAGTAATAAATAAAAGAGAATATTTACATTTTATATCATTATTAATAATAATAATATCATCAGTATTGGATTTATCAAATTGTATTGTATATTTATCTTTTAGAGCATTTTTAAAAACATCTTTATACTTTATCATTAAATAATAATGATAAAATTATTTTTAATTTATATTTTCACAATTTAATGAATATAAATATTCTAAATTATCTTTTAAATTAAATAAAGCTATTTCTAAATTTTGATTAGTATTCATATTTAAATTTTGATTAGTATTCATATTTAAATTTTGATTAGTAAGCATATCTATATTCAAATTATTTTTAAATCTTTGTATTCTATTTTCATTTGGATATTTAAAACAAATACCTCCATATTGATTAATTTTAATAGAATTATTTTGATTATAATTAGAAATATCAAAAACAAAATTATCTATATTTTTTTTAACCTTAAAGACATGTATATATTTTTCATTAGATTCAAAAAGTTTTGTTGTATTTGATGCTATATTTAAATTATTTGTAAAATAAGCAAATAAATTAATATCACCTATTTTAATTTTATTTGGATTAATACCTTTATTTTTTGATGCATGAAATAATAATGTTCCTTCACTAATAATATATTTATTATTTTCAATATTAGTTTCAGTATCAGTATTAATAATTTCATTATTAGTTTCAGTATTAATAATTTCAGTATTATAATCAATAGAACCACCTCTAAATTTATTAAAATTTAGAGAATTTATGTAATTTTGAACTAAATTAAAATCAGAAAAGTTTTTATTAATATTTATAAATTTAAGTAGTGTATTTAAATTATCCATAATTATAAATATAATATATATATAAAAAAATTATTATATAAATAAACAATGGAAAAGGAAATAAATTTTAAAAAATTACTTTGTTATAATATTGTAAATAATAATGAATGTTTATATAAAACAAAATGTATGTTCGCCCATAATATTGAAGAACAAAAAAAAGAAGTTATAAGAGAACATATATATTATTTAATAAATAGTTGTGAAGATTTAAGCACGGTTGATATAAATGAAAATAAAGAGTTATTAAATGAGTTTATAATATATACAAAAGAATGTAAAAATTGTTTATATAAGAAGTGTCCTGGAGGATTCAATTGTAAATTTGGTGTTTGTTTGAGAGAGTTAAAAATTTGTTATAATGATTTAATATATGGAAAATGTTTTAATAATTTAAGAGAAGAAACAACAATAGAAGGTAAACCGATTAAGAGATGTATAAATGGTATTCATTTAACAGAAAAAAAACTAATACCTTATCAGCAAAGATTAAACAATGAGAGTAATTTATCAGATTTAGCACTATTTATAAATGATTTTAATTATGGTATAAAAAATAGATTTAATACGATTACATTAATATTAAACGATAGTACAATAGAAAAAGTTAAACAATTATTAAAATACAATGGTAAAAAACTGAATGAGAAATTTATAGATTTCAATATAAATTTAGAGGATAAATCTGATAATTCAAGTTTAGATACATTTAATTCAGATGAGGATAGAGAAATTAATAAATTATTAGAAGAAATAAATTAATAAAAATTTGATTTATATATTAATAGATATATAATTATATATATTAGTATGAGTAATTTGATACAAAATAAATATATTATAAAAAAGAAGAATGATATTATAGGTTCTAAAAAGAATATTGAATATATAGAAGATTGGTTAGAAACATATGAAGAAGTAAAACATTATTTAAAAGATAATGGTTTATTAAAAAAATCGGCTAAGGGTAGAAAGAAAAAATTAGTAAATTTATCGGATAAAGAATTTGAATTTAGTAAAAGAAAAGGTAATTTATTAATAACTGGTTCTCATGGATGTGGTAAATCATCAATAATAAATTTAATATTAAAAGAGAATAATTATGATGTTATTCATTTAAATCAGATCAATACTAAAATAGATATTGAATTAATAATTAAATTAGCAAATAATAATTTAATTGAGAGTAATGTTAAGAAAGTAGTAGTAATAGATGAATATCAATCAGTAATAACATTAAATGATAAAACAGCTATATTTGATATAATTAAGGATAATAATTATAATAGATGGATACCAATAATTATAATAACAAATAATCAACATAATAAGAAATTAAATGAAACAAAAAAATATTCAAATGAAATTAAATTTTATCCACCATTTCAAAGTGAATTAATAAAATGGATATATGATATATGTAAGGCAGAAAAAATTAATATTGAATATAATATTATATCAAAATTTATAGAATATTGTCAAACAGATTTAAGAAAAATATTGATTCAATTAGATGAGTTAAAGATTAATTATCCAAATAATAAATTAATAACTAATACAATATTTACTGAATTTATTGAAATTATGAAAAAGAAAGATCAAAATTATGATTTATACAAGGCAACTGAAAAAATGTTATCAGAATATTATAATATAGATAATTGTTTAGAATTATTTGAATCACAGAAAGTATTGATGCCGCTAATGATACATGAAAATTATCATGAGTTTATATGTGAAGACAAGTATTATAAAATATTAGATATATTATCAAGAGGAGATGTATTAGAAAATTATATACATGGAGAACAGAACTGGGATTTATTAGAGATTCATGGATATATTAGTTGTGTAATACCATCATATTATATAAATAAATATAAAAATAATAAAAAAAATAGGAAATTAGAATTTGCTATAGATTTAAATAGAACTTCGGTTAAAAAAATGAATTTTAAGAATATTAATAGGACAAATGAAAGAATTAATAAAAATAACAAAAATATTAGGAATAAATCTATAGAGGAATTTATATATATGATTGAAATTATGGATAAAAATATAACAGAAATAAATATTGAAAATATATAATATAAATTAATTAAAATAATATAAATCATTTTTTATATAAAAAAAAAATATATAATTAATTATATATACTAGTATGTCTAATCAAGGTACATCAAGAAAATTAGATGAGAGAGAAGATATTGATAGAGAAGCTAATAAGCTTTTAAGAAAAAATCTAGAAAATAGAAAGTCAGGTGATGTTTTACTTGCTGAATTAAGATCAAAATATAAAGATGAAGAAATCGTAGAAACTATCAGATCTAAATATGTTGATAAATTAAGAAAAGTAAGAAAGCTTGCAGAAAAAATCTATGAAAAGTTAGTTTCTAAGTATCCCAATCTTTCAATTAAAGAATATATAACTAAAGTAGCTGAATACAAAAAGAAATATAATTTTGATGATTCTGAAATGCAAAGTATTTTACAAATTCTATTTAGAAATAAACAAGTCGTTCAAAACAGTGAATTTTTAGAAATTGGTCAAAATGAAATGGGTAGAACTTTAGGTTTTCAAATGGCAACTGGCAATTACAGTTCAAAGATGGAAGTTAGACCTGATGAAATGGAACAATTACAAAGTATCTTACAATTAAATGCTGCTACTAAGGAATTACATCAACAAATTCAATTACAATCATTAATTTATGATGATGTTTCTAGAAAAGCAGTTGCAGGTGAATTTGATAAACAAAGAGTAAATATTTTCTCCTACGTTCATCCTGTTGTAGCAGCATTATTCTTACCAAAGATTGAATTCCTTGAAAATCACATGTTAAGAGCTTCAATTTCCAATATTATTCAAAAGCGTTATGAAGGTTCTCATTTAGAAACTCAACCTGATTTTGAATTATACTATGATATTTCTACTGATCCATCTGAAGTTGCTTGCAATGTTGACTATAACTACATCTTAAATGGAAAATCAAGACCTGTTAATGATTTATTAGCTAGAGTTAACGTCCAAGTTAAGTTATGGGAAGCAGTTTTAAATTTGAGACAAGGAAAATATTACACTAATGATTTAAGTTCTTTTATTGGTGCTATAGACACATGCAGAAACAGTGTCTTTGATGCTGCTGATTTTGCTTATGTTAAGGATGAAGGCACTATTTTAAGAAAATTATTTAGTGCATTCTCTATAAGACCTATTGTTGTATGTACTGCTCCAGTTTTAGGTGTTGCTACTGCTAATCCACCTCTTTCTAACTTGGCTACTACACATATTACTACTATTCCAATGCTTTCATACAGAGTTTCACCTACTGATAGAAGAGGAAATAATTACAGTTTAAATCATGCTCTTTATCAAAGACAATTATACATTCACAAGAGACAATTAACAGTTAAGACACAACATGTTATGTACTGCAGAGATATTTTAGTAATCTACGTTCACAGAAGATTTCAAACTGTTAATTTATCAAAATTAGCAAGACCATATGAATTATTAAAATTACCTGTTACTGTAAGTGCTTATGAAAAATTACATGTTGCTAAAGTTGATTTTGGATTTACTCTTAACGTTAACAATATTCAAAGATTTGATATTAAATCAATTGTTGTTGTTGAATTATCTCCTCACGATAATAGTATGATTATTGGATGCAGTGCATTAGTAAAAGTAGGAAATCCAGATACTGCTAGCAATTCAAATTCAGTTTTATATTACAATCCTCTTGACTTGAATATTTCAGAAGATAATAAACATGTTTATCCTTTAAGATATACTGATTTAAGAGTACCCAACTCTAATGGTAGAGATTTTTACAATGTTGGTTCTAAACAAGGAACATTATTTATCTATACCGCTGTTGGTGATATGATTAAACAAAAATCATTAATTTACAATTTTGAATAAATTTTTACTTAAATAATAAAATAATTTATAAAAATTATTTTAATTCCAAATAGTTGTTACAGAAGGTAATGATAATCTTCCTGCTCTACTTACATTAACAGGCAGCGGTATAGGATCAATTGGTTTATCAATTATATTAAGATATTCTTCATTTTGTTTAATATTTGATATCATATCAGGTAATATTCTATTAATTACTTTTTCATTTAATTCTTTAACTTGATGTATTATTCTATAGGGAGCATTATAAGAATCTTGGATATAAACGGCTCTCATTACTATTAATAAATCAGATTGATTTTGATCTACCTGCAATTTATATTTTCCCTTACTTTCAATAAAAATACTTTTTTTTATTTTATTTTGTATTCTTTTTATATTATCTGATGAAAAAAATACTTCACCTAAAGGAGTAGGGGTATAAACACTTTTTAATAATGATTTTTGAATACTATTTTCAGTAGCCCAATTATTTCTTTCATTAGAATCAACATTATCTATATCAGTATATTTATTATAATTTTTTATATCTTTATTTTCATCATTGTGATAATTAAATATCAAATTACCTTTAAAAGTAAAATCATTATTTGTATATTTATTTATAAAACTGTAATTCATATATATTATTATATATATAAAAATTCTTTTAAAAAATTATATACTATGTATATTTATACGAAAAACATCTATAGTATCTATTATTATATCAATTTTAGAAGTTATTGATTGATCTGTATTATAAGTAATTTTTAGATTTGATAATCCTAGTTTAGAACTTTCTAATAATGATGCTATTTTATTCATTCCAATTTTATTATCTTTCTTTTTTTCTTCATTATATTTTTCTATTCCATAATTTATAAGTTTATTCAAATATTCAATTGTTTTATCTCTGTCATTTCCATAAAAAAATCTTTTTATTGATGGTAAATAAGAATTGTCTATTTGTATTTCAAAATTTATATCACTTTTATTTTGTCTCTTCTTGATTATCAATTTTTCATATTTTTGCACTTTTGATAATAATGTTAAATTTGATAAAATTATAAAATTATCTATATTTTCTTCTACTTTATTTATCATATCTTCCATTTTATTTAATTCATCATCTTTATTTTCTGCTTTATTTATTATCTCTTTCATATTCATACTATAATTATAATATATAATTATAATTATATTTCAAAAATTAATTTATTCAATAACATAATTTTCAATTATATAATCTAAATTTAAAGCTGGTTCTCCTACTTTAACATCTTGTCTTATAATTTCATTGTTGGAATAATGAAATAATATATCAATTGGTTTCTCTACTTCTATTAATTGTTTATTTTCTGGATTTCTAGTTATTACTTTACATTCACTATCACTTCCTTCTTTAAAACCCATAAATAATACTATTTCATAATTTTGCCATTTTGATTCATATAATATTAATTCTCCTTTTCTAAATGGTCTAACATCTCCTTTTGCTATATATCTTATTTCAGGATCTCTTAGGGGAGTTCCAATTCTATTATGAACGTAATTTTTTAAAACTCTTTGTATTATTTTTTTAAATTCTTTTAATCTATCATCGTTATTTTTTATTTGTTTTAATAAAACAAATTCTTTATTAATATCATCAAGATATTTTTTAACATTTTCTGAGGGGACTACTCCGCCAGCATTTTTAAAATCTTGAGTAAAATTATCAAAATTTAAACATTTTAAAGCATTATCTAGAACCATCTCTTTTATTTTATCAATATCATCACCTAGACTTTCTGAAATTATTTTAAATGGAGGATTTTTTGGATCTTTAATATCTAAATCTCTATAATTACTATCTATTAATAATAAACTTCCATAATTTGGTAAATAATAATCTATACCATTTATTGTATATTTCCAATATTGTGTGCTTTCTCTTATAAAATTAACTTCCTTTATGTAAAAATTATATTTTATTTCCATATCAGTTATTGTAAAATTTTTAGTAAACATAATATAAAAAGATATTAACATTTGTGATATAACACTATTCCATTCAATATCTTCTTTAAATCCTCTATATATTTGTTTTCTAATATTAAATTCACCCTCGTAAGCATCCGAACACCAATCATAAAAATTGTAATTTGGAGATTCCGTTAAAACAACTAATACTTTTTTAGAATATATTTGAGTTAATTCTGCTATAGTATCCACTTTTCCATTTCTTATAAAATTTATTTTAGAATTATTATCAACAAAATAACAATATGACTGAACGAAATTTGGTGATAATAAATTTTTACATATTTCATCTCTTATATATTTGTAGTATTCTATTTCACGCCAAACATTAAAGTTCTTATTTGATACTTCTTTTTGTAATGTTTTATTAACTGATTCATCAAATAAACTATATATCTCTTTTTTGTGATCTTCTAATAATTTATCACCATATTCAAATACATTAAGTATTTTCATTTTATTTTCATTATCAATTTTTTCTATATTCTTATTTATTAATTCTGTTGTTTTCTTTTTCTTTTCATCATTACTTAATGAATTATCTTCTAATATATTAACTAAATCTCTGGCTAATTCTTTCTTCTTAAAATCATATATAACATTATCAAATAATAATGGCTTTTTTATAACTTGATTTACTAATACCGCTTCTTCAATTCTTAATCTATATAATCGTAAATTTATTCCTGTGCTATTTTTCTTACATTGTATTGTTGCACCACTTTTATCATACTGAACTGGATAACATGAACTAAATATAAACATGTCTTTTGGTAAGCTTACATAAGGATTATTACTATATCTATCCGTCTTGTATGGATTTAATTCTATTAACTTTAATCTTGATAATAAACTATTCTCTTTTCCTCCAAAATTTATTCCTTCACCTTCCTCAATCTGTATAAAGGTACTCCTTATATGCTGATTTAAATTATTTCTTTCTTTTAAACTTTTATACGATGTAAAAATATTTAATGGTGGTAAAGCATCTTCATATATCATGGATGCTTGAATATGATCCCCATCTGGACCACCAATATTTATATGATAGTCTTTATAAATAAATGGAGTATAAAAATTTTTCATGAAATTACTTAATTGTGTCTGTAATTGAGGAGGAACAAATGGTGTTGTTACTGCTATAGGTTCAATCGGTATAGACGCTTGTTTGGTAGCAGCAGCTGATTTTGTTTTTCCTTCTTGATATAATTTTAAATCTAATAATGGTGGATCCGTTTTTTGATATCCTACTTTTGGTGGTGCTAAATTTGTTATATCTTTATCCCCAAATGATGCATTCGGATCTTCTGGACCTTCTTTTGTTTTGAATAATTCTCTTGTATCATTTGATCTATAAGGAGTATTCATCGGTTGAATATATTGTGGAATTATCTTTTTACCCCCTTTTTGTCTGCTTAGTTCTTTAGAAATATTTATTTTTTTTTTTTTAAAAAAAAATCATTAACTGAACCTCCTACTAAATTATTTACATTAGTATTTAATGAAGGTGGCGCACTGTCTGAAAGTAAATTGTTTTTATTTAAATCAACAGTAGGCATAGGTAATTTATTAATACCCTGTTCCATACCAGACATAGGCATTTGTGGAGACATCATAGGCATTTGTGGAGACATCATAGGCATTTGTGGAGACATCATAGGCATTTGTTGACCCATCATAGGCATTTGTTGACCCATTCTAGGATCTTGTTGCATCATTTGATAAGGATCTTGTTGCATCATAGAATATGGATCTTGTTGCATCATTTGATAAGGATCTTGTTGCATCATAGAATATGGATCTTGTTGTTGTGGCATCATTTGCATAGCAGAATTAACATATGGCATTGGCATTTTACCTGCATTAATAAGATTATAAATTCCTTTATCCATAATTTTAGCTTCACCGTTATCACTAGAATATACTTGATTATTTTGATATTGATTAATATCCATCATATTTTGAACTTCTCCAATAACTGGAATTAATTGTTCTGTTCCAATATTTTTAAGAAATCTTGACATATCGTTTTTCTTATTCTTAACTGGCGCATTTTTAGCAAAAATACCACCATCTTCTAAGGATAATGAAGATACAGAAGAATCATCTTTTGCTTTATTTTTTTTGGACTTAGATTTTGCTTTTGATTTTTTTTTATATCCTGTATCAACAGGAGTTTTATTATTATCATCATCACCTTCTATCCGATCATCTGTTTGATTTTCTTTATCTGGTGAAACTCTAGTCATGTAATTACTAAATTTTCTGTCAGCAGCTTTAGCTCTTTTTAAAGAACTTCTTTTACTTTTCTTTTTACTAGTTTTTTTCTTAGGTAGTCCATCATCTAAACCCCATTCATCAAGAGTATCATTTTCTTCCTTCTTTGAATATTTTTTATTAAATTCTTTAGATTTTGAATTCATATTAATAAAATTAACAAAGAAATTATTTTTTGATAAAATATGAATTGGAATAATAGAAAATGTATATTTTGTTCTAAATCTTATTTCATCAATTAATGGAGAATTAATTAAATCATATGAAATAAAATTACTTATAATAATTTTTATTTTTTCTAAATTTTTTTTATGTATTTCTTTAAAATCTAATAAAGACTTGAAAAAGAAATAAATATCATAAGTAGAATTAGATAAATCTGTTTCATATATATTTTTAAACCCATCTATTGAAGAAAATCTATAATTAAATAATTTACAAATAAATTTTGGATTTACTAATTTAAACGATAAATCACCTAATCTTAAATAATATGTATTTTGTTTAGATTCTTTCTGTATTAAAAATGATTCTATACAAAAATAATTATGTCTAAAATTTGTTAATTTATAATTTAAATATGCATAAGCAAATAATGTTTGGAATAATATAGATTTTAAATCATCATCTGATAATTCTGTTTTTAATAAATTAGATAATGTATCATAACTATGATAATGTTCGTATATACTAATACAAAATTTAGCTTTATTAGATGTATCATATAATTTATATTGTTCTACTACTAAATCAAAAAAATCTTTACTTGCTCTTAATTTATCTAGTTCAATATTAAAATTACATATATTTAATAAATAAAATGGTATTTTATCATTGATAATATATTCACTGATTAATTGATTCATAAATAACTCAAAATATATATCAATCATATTTAATGTTTCTTCATATTTATTCTGATGTTTTTGTATAACTAATGTTAGTGGATGATTTTTAAAATATTTTTTTAAAACTAACTTTTTATTTTTAGTTTCATCTTTATTAACTGAAATATTTTCTGAATTATTATCCATTATTGTCATTATCTTGAAATTATCTTTCTTTTCTAAAGAACTATTTAATATAAATTGATATTCAAAACTATTATCTTTTATAATTGTATTCATATTTATTCTTTCGGGTCTTAATACATTATACATATATTGTTCTGTATCATCTTTATCATAAACAAATTTATGTAATATATTTACTACTTCTACTATATTATTATAATCTATACTCATATTCTATTTTTTTATTATAATTATAAACAATAAAAAATTTTTATTTTTTTTTTATAAAAGGTCTAAAAAATTCACAATCTAATAAATCTATCGGTTTGTATAATTCATGGTTTACTAATAATCTACATTTCTTATTTACATAGTTTCTTTCATGATTTGGTCTGTATTCTTCTGGTAATACATAATTTATAAACTTTTTAACTTCATTTGGAACATCACTGTCTGTCATTAATTCAGGTAAAAATCCCTTGTAAATTAACGTACAAAAGAAATAATGTATATCATAGTATCTATTCTGTTCTGGTGTTATGTTGATTTTTCTAGTCCATTCTTGACATACTTTACAATTTTCTACTATACCAGGTATACACGCAAAATCAAAATCCCATAAATATATGCAATATCCAATAGCAGGAACAATATAATCTTTTTTATTTACTTTATACAATAATTTTATATTTGATGTATCCACTTTGGATATTAATATATTATTCGCTTTTAAATCATTGTGTCTAAATGATGGATATTTACTCTGAATTATCGCTAATGTTGATATAATTTGGAAAAATAAACATTGCCAATGTATTAATTGAAGCTTTTTATAATTTTTCTTTAAAAACATACCTAAATCACCTCGGTTCGCCCATTCAGATATTATAACTGATACATTCTCGTAATAATTACCCTCTTCGTAATTCTTTATAAATTCAGCGTATTTTGCATTATCAGCTGGAACTATCTCTTCCTCCTGTAATTTTAAAAATGGCTTTATACTCGTGTTAAATGTACTTATTGGTAATATTAAATGTGGTGTATGACATTTAACCACAAAATATGATAATAATTTTAACATGTATATTTCAGCATTCTCTGGTCTCGTTAAACTATATATTGAACCATAACCGTCTTTCTTTGGATATGCTACTATTTTAACCGCAAATGCCATAACTTCATTCCCATTATCATCTGTAATAATTCCCTTAAATGTATTACCATATGCTCCACTCTTAACATAAATTAATTTACTATCTAATCTGTTTATAACTTTGTAAAAATTTAATGATTTCTTTCCTAATACTGTTC